GCAAGCTTTGATTTTGCCAAAAGCTCGTCAGCCTTCGCTCGATTAGTCTTCTGTGGCTGCTGGTTATTAAACGAAATTGTGAATCCAGGTAGATTTGTGGTTGGTGATAGCACCCCCGCTTTTTCACTCCTGGCCACATTAGAGATTGGCTGAATTAATGGTGCTCTTGGATTGCCAAACACAGACTGTCTTTTTTGTTCGGCTGTTTGGCCTATAGTAAGTGGTAGTGGTGGTGGCGTAAGTGACATATAATTTAACCTCTTCCTTTTTTAAACAGTTAGGCTCCCGCCAATTGGTGTGCCAGAAAATGTTCTTACATCCTGTACGCTAGATTTCTGTCCATTAGCCAGCCATTCTTCAAATGATTGCATATTATTTATATTAATTCTGCTGTCACGATTAATTGCGAGATTGCCTTTGATAAACGATGGAATCCAATATTTTGATACCTCCTCCGCTCTCCATTTCTTTATAAGGGGGATTTCTTCCGGGGTTAAGCTTGCAATATCAATAGAGAGCTTGTCAAACTGAGAGTCTGTAATTGGAGACTCTGGGTAGTAAGTAAGAGCGTTCCCCAGATAAATATATCCTGGGTCACCCACATACCATTTGCCTTTGTTCTTTCCTTCTGCTACAAGCGAGATAATTCCCCCACCATCGGCTAATTCAAAAGTGGCGAAATCAGTTGATTTTTCAGAACTATTGCCTCCATCTTTTATCGCCCTCAAGCCTACTCCACCAAAGTTAATCCAATCCCCCAGAGAAGTGTCTTGTTTGTCTAAAAATCTCCTAACCGTATCAGCAGAGTTTGGAATATTGCTAAATGATGTGGGGCTTAATCCGGTAATAACATCAACATTTTGGATTCTCTTCCCACTACCAACAAGATTTTTAAATAGACCGGTGTTCTCTTCTTGTTGGTCAACGGTTGGATTAAGTATAAGCCCTCCGGGTGTGCGTTCTGGACTATCATCAACCTTCCCATTAGATATTATCTTTCCGCTAGCTGCATCCCATACTGGTTTTTTAGCAGCAAACCATGCTAAACGGTCAAGCTCATTGCTCGGGTCAGCCTTGTAATTCTCCCAGGCAACATCCATCTGTTCCTGGTATGCCCTAAACGGCTTTTCTTTGCCCGGTTCATAAGCATTGTTTCCTGAATATTGAATGTTTAATTCATCGGAATCCTCATCATAGGCATCTGCCATTGGCCAATCCATAAATCGGTATGCTATTTTTGACTGTTGATTCCATGGCGGTAGGACAGCTTCTGCCGGTTGAGTAATTATGCCATCACTATTTATAGTACCGCCCCCAAGCCGGATGTTGGCAAGCCATGTTCTAAGTGCATCAGCGTTTCCGTCAACGAGAAGCCACTGTTTCATTTTGACACCATTAATTAAATTAGTGTCCTTTAGGTTATTTACAACAGATTCAAAATCTCTTTCAACACTGCTTTCCTGTGAGCGTAGCATATAATCAGCAGCTATATATAGTGATTTTTCTTCATCGCCAATTGGTTCGTCTTCAAGCCCAGCAAGCTCTAAAATTTCATCCCTGTCGCTTTCTGACTTCGCCCATAAATCAGTAAACTTGGCCTCAATTGTTTCGGGGTCAAGCACATTATTTATATACAACTTTAAGGCCTCTGATACGTTCCCCGCCTCATATTGAAGCCTGGCCTCTTCCCTCATGCCATTAATATCTTTCTGCCTTTTTATGGTTCTTACATCAAAGGGATTCCATTCCGAATAATCACCCAGAACCAAAGTAGGGAAAGCCTCTTGCAGGTTAAGAAGTAAAGCTTTTGCGCCTTCAACGTCAGGAGGACTCTTTGCCATTGCCCCCTGAATAGCTCTTATTTTATTGCTAAAGGCTAACCGTTCAGACGGTGTAAGTGAGGAATACCCCCCACCATCAGTTATCAAGCCCGGCACTTGTGCTTCAAAATCCTCTTCAATTTTTTTGTAACTGCCAAGCGTGAGTCTTGAGATTTCCGCCAAAACCTTATCATTTTTAGAACCAACATTATTTGCTATAAAATTAGCAGCCTCCTGTGTGAGTGTTACCCCATTAGCAGCAGCAGCATCCATATAGCTCTGTGGGTCGGTGACGTTCTGCTCTTTTAAATCGTCTATCTGTTGGATTCCGAAATCATATTTATCCAGCCGTCTATTCATACGGTTCTTCCATATCTCATTCGCCAGTTTATATCCATTACGGTTCCAATCTTCAATTCTTACAATGGAATCATAATTCAACTTTCCAACAATATCAGAGAACTGCATCCCTTGTGACTGCGCCATATTATTCAGCCATGCGAATCCGGCATTAGTGCCAGAAAGCTCTTGTTGGCCCAATCGCAACGCCAAATCAGCACTTTGGGCCTCGAACATCCCCGCCATTTTCTCAATCTGATAATTCATTGCCATATCAAGCAATGGGTCTTCTCCATTCTGCCTCTGCTCCAAAAGCTTGAGGAAGCTATCTTCAAATCCTTCCGTAGCAGCAGTATCAAGGACTTTGTCTAAATCAGAAATGGGAGGCTCTGTCTTTGGAGGCTCCTTTTTTGGTTGTGGCGTTATTATGGCAGACGTTGCTGTTGTTTTTGCTTCTGGTAAAGTAAGTGACGGTGGAGGTGTTGCTAAAGGTGGTGGCGTTATTGTGGAGGACGTTGTTATCTTTTCCGCCTCTGGTAAAGCAAGTGGCCCTGGCGATGGCTCGGGGAATGTTGGCTCTTCTTCAAATACTCCACCAGTAGCCTGATTAGCAAAATTGCCTAGCTTTTTGCCAATATCCTTAATTCCTCCAAAGACACCCCCAGCTCTTTTTGCTGGGACTGGCAATTCAGGATTTGCAGAAAGTGGTGTCACAGCCTTTGGTGTGCCGTCAGGACTTGTAGTTGTTAAATCGTGTTGTGCCATAATATCCTCAAATTAACTTTTTTCTGATGCGACTTCCACACCATAAATGTGAATTACCACTTGCGCTTTATCTGTTTTAAATCTAATGTCGTCGTATTCATCAAGAGTAATCCCCCCTCCCGAGATTGGAATAGCATCCTGGCCGCCTTTTTTTGCTAATATCGTAAACCCCTTAAATATCCTATTTACGTCTGCGGTGGCATTATTAGGAATATCATTTGAGCCTCCCGGAACAACAGCGAAATCAATTAAGGCATCAACGGTATTATTATTTACAACTAAAACTAAGGATATAGCAGCCCTTCTTCCTTGAGGAACGGAATAAACTACCTCCTCTGTGTTAATGGCGGGCATTTTTTGCCCTAATATCCCTAAAATTTCTTGTGACATATTTCAATTACCAAAAAGAAATGCATTTACAAAGCTTGTTTGCTGTTTAAGCCTCTGTGTAGTTTTAATGGTATCCACCTCATTTGAAGTTATTCGATCATTTAACTTATTTGTTTCACGTGAAACCAAATCAAAATTCCTCTGTATTGAACTCCCGTCTAATTCAACCTCACCAGTGAATATATCCTTTTTTGATGTTCTGCCGGGAGTAAAAGTCATATTGAACCACCTATTTCTATATTTCCTCCACCAAATGCAGCATTAACCGGCAAGGTGCCTTTTAAAGTGTTATTCTGGTACACATTCATTATAGCAGCAGAAGCTACACGAACAAAGATAAATTGACTCCATCCGTTTACATTCCCCGCTCCGGTAGTAGGGTCATTTACTGTCACCGCCCCACCAAACTCAATAGATGAAATAATATTTGCTTGGCTGAGTATCAGAGTTAATGGCTGGATGCCGTTTATTTTTAACAAAATCGCCTTTGCATTAGCAGATAAGACGGGTGTCTTAATCCAAATATTGTATGTAAACGCATCAAACACTACGGTATTAGATTTTATATAAGGGGCTGGGGAGGTCGAATTACCATTTAAATTAAGCCCTAGATTCCTTTTGTCTGGCCCTAAAACAGTGCTAACCCCATTTCCAGAAATTTTTTGTAATGCGACCCGATCCAAATATGGTGAAGGTCGGGTGAACATCCATAATTTTAGCCCTGACTGAAAGTCCTCTTGAAAGGTGACAGAAACGTTTTCCGAGGGCGTTCTGCCTGGTCTTAGAATATCCTGAACTCTGAACCGACTATCAAGCCTTCTAATTTGATGCCCTGAACGGTTCGTTTCAAACTCAATCGCTACCCGGCTACCCTCTACTCTATACCAGAACTGAATATCATCCCCCGGCTCTACGGCCCCCGCCGTTTCTACGTCAGCCAACAAACCATCTACAAACGCTCTCGCATCTACTTTTAGGGCTGGATATGAAATTGGCTGGCTGGCAGGGTTTTTCAAAGGGTCTGTCAAATCACGCAAATAAGCGTGTGACTCTTGGTGGATAATATTAAAACTCTCTCTCGAACCTGTTATCTCTTTGTGGCGTACACGGCATTTGATATCAAATCCATCAGGAGCGGCCAGGCTAACTTTATCCGCATAATAGGTGAGAACGCCAAAGCCATTAATAGATTTTCCATTAGGGCCGTTAAACGTCTCAATCCAAAATATTTTGTTGGTTACCCGGTCAATTACAAAGGTAAAATCAATCCCTTGCCCGCCTGTTGTCAAAAAATCATCAGCCCTGAATGCCCCCCATTTTGACGGAGGATAAATCCACTTAGCACCAGTGTAAGTTGTCCAGCCCTTTCCTTCTGAGCGTTTAACAGAAAACCTCAAACAAGTGTCCGGATACCCTACATTATTTGTATCCATCCAGATAATATACGCCCCATCATCTGTGAATACAGCGGTAGTCCGTCCTACCACGGCACGAGCGATAAACATCTTCCCAACCGTGTTAAGGGCCAAATCTTTGCTCCAACCATTTCCTTGCCACGAGCGCACAGACCTGTCAGAGCATATTGCTATGTACGCCCCTTCCTGAACCTCAATAAAACTACCAATATCCTGAACCCCGATATCCTCATCAATCTCGTCCCATGAATCAAGAATGTGCTCTGTCTGTATTCCACCCGAGCTTATAGTTGATTTCAAAGAGCAAATCCATGTGCTATTATTACAGGCTATTGTTAATACATCTGGTGTGTCAGCTAAAATATTTACGCCATCATTGAATCTCTGCGCCTGCCCACCAAAGTGAAAACCGATGTTAATCTGTTTTGCCGTCTGATTATATCTTACTTCCTCACCATTTTTTGAAGCAATGAATATAAAGGCATCGCTAACCCTTGCTGTAAGAGAGTCTGCATTATCAAATCTAAATGGAACCCAATTAATATTCGTTAATTTGAAGTTTACCGTGAAAAAATTTGATGATACGTTTTCATCTAACATCCTGTCATTTAATTGAGTGATGGCCGGATTATTAAGAACTATACCCTTGTCTCCAACCCATCCGAACTGCTCAGAAAACTCATTATTATTTCCCTCTTGTCCTAAATCAACCGTGCGGTAAAAGGATATATGTGATACCGAGCCTAACGCCCAGTTTCCACCACTAAGCCTAGCAGCATCAAGAGCACCCATTCTTAATTCAACAGGGTATATTGCTTCTATGGGGTTTGCGTCTTCCAAAAACTTATAATAAGAGAAGTCAGCAATTGTCCCGGAAAGTATAGGTGGTGACTCCCACATTATTCTAGCACCACTAGACTTCCTGTCTCCACTAGAAAAGAAACCTCCATTATTGTCAATAATAAGAGAAAAGGTGTAAGCATATTTATATTTATGCGGCTTATTTAGGTTTGTTGATGGAGCGGCATCATTGACAATGATAACATCAAGCGGTTGCCAAGTATTTATCGGAAAGTATTTATTAATGTTATTTCTTAGAATCAAACGATATATCACACCGCTTGTTGTAAACAAAAGCGCATCTTCATTAAACCGTTGCAATTTACTTTCAGCATTTTCTCCAATACTTGCTGCTATTCCGCCAAAAATGGGAAAATCAAATAATTCAACAGCCATGGCCCCATCCCAACGCCATATCTGAGTTCCCCTATGGAATATTAAAACCTTTGCTTTTGGATGATAAAGAGGCTTGCCATGCAAAGCACCGCTTCCCGGCAAAGTGCCAACCTCTAAACTTCCGCTTCTGCCGCCACCAAATCGATCATCCCAAACATAATTTTCTGAACCAATTACCTCATTTTTATTAATATCTGTAGCGGGAATATCCGTATTCAGACCACCACCAAAATTAATTTGGTTGTAGTATATCGGCCTATCGCCTTGAGGTCTTGTTTTATCCCTTAAATAGCTCATTCATCAGAACTCTTTAGGAAGTGTCCGTGTAGGTGTGGTAGTATCAACCCCTGCTTCTGCCCAAAGCAAGAACTCCTTTAAATATTTCTCATAAAGACCTTCGGGTTTGTCGTTTCTACCATATTCAGTATATTCAACATCTCTTAGAATAGCATAGCGGAGTAAATTTGTCTGCCATCTATCGGGTATGGTAAGAGGTACATCCTCAGTTAGCAACTGATTTGCCCATCTTTGCGCTCTACAGATATAAACGTCAGTTGTATTACCAGGTGCATTCTCCCGCCAGAAATCAATCCGACAGTCACCAGTAATCGCCTCTTGAGATTCAGTAGTGTCGGACTCTACCTCTACCTCTACAGAGTTAATATTCATCACCCTATCGGGCCTAAATGAACTTCCATTTAATGAGAATTTTCCATACCTGCCGTAACCACTACTCCATCCACCTGTTTTGCTACGAAAAGCATATAATCTCGTGACTCGCCTTACATCATACTGCTCAATCTTATTATTCTGCTTTGAACTGAATATAGCACCAGAGGCGATAAGAGAAATATCATCTACAACGGCGGTAGCTGCTACAGTATATGCTTTTGATAGCGAAACCCCATCTGCTAAAACAAAAATAGCACCAGAGTAACTTATATACTCATATCTCTCTGTAGTGCCACCTTCCGTTACCATTATGTAACCTTTAGTGGGAGTGGTTGACGGAATAGTGGCATTAACTGTGAAAGTAAATATACCCCCACTATTGGCAATGGCTGTCATTCCATCAGAACCAGTATGAATGAAAGGGTCTGGTACAATCCTGGTAATGCGATTGTCATTACTAAGAATCTCATTCTGTGCTCGATTGCACATGTTAAGAATCTTTTCACGAGAAAGGCTGGCGTTCAGCCTTTCTGACATGAATGTTACAAAAGCATTAGTATTCATTACACGGGAGTAACTTTATTTGCAAAGCGGTTTTTCTTTAACTGCTCAGAGGAAATCGATTCAGGCCCATCATCATCGTCCTCAATAGGAATTTTATTCTGTGCCTTTGTGGTGTCAGGTTTTTTAATATTGTGCGGTGATTTCGCCTCTGCTCTTTGGCTAGATTTCTGAGATTCAAGTTCGGCAATCTTGTCTTTCAACTCTTTCACCTCTTTTGAATCATCTAACTTGGTATCAAACACAATATCATTTTTAATATTAGTGCCATCAATAACTTCAAAGGCGGGCGGGTATTCAATATTTTCCCTTTTAGTAATATGCTTGCCTGACTCTTGGTCAAAAACAGTGAACTCTTCCCATTTCTTTCTTAATTTGGTAACTTTTCTCAGCATTTCCCTATTATGCTGACAGTCAACCACTTGACATTCTCCACTAGGGGGGATATCTAATTGAAAGGCGGTGGTAAGCGAGCCAGGGCGAAGAAATTCACCGTTGACATTTAATGGCCCGTTCCCCATTGGAGATTTGGACGGCCCCATAAATCCATGCGAATGGATATCTACGGTGCGCTTACCATTTCCTTTATATTTCAGTTGTATGTATTTCATCTGTTCCTTTGGTTAAAAAATGAGAGAGTGAGGTTTTAACCCACCCTCTCGTTAAGACTATGCAGTAATTATTGACCTACGGGCAAAAATAGCTGCTGAGTTTTGGTTAATCAATGAAGTATTTGTTGGAGTTACAAGATTATCGTAAACATTACGATTAATACCATAACCGGCAAAAGCACCGACACCAACTACTTTTCCGTAATTCTGGATTTCTTCTTCAAAGTGCATCTGTTCATGACTAGCTGCAAAAACAGAAGCCTTTCCATGAACAAAGCCCACATCAAAGAGAGTTCCAGCGAGACCGTTACGGGTGTCATCTTTGCCAGCACCTTTATAGCCGGCAGTAAGAACGCCACCATTATCACCCACAACAGGTGCCCTTGGGTCTTCATACAAATCCATCTCACCAAAAGTGCCCAAATACCATCGGTAGGCATTTGTGGCTGCTTCTGCGACATGAGAATCCCGAAAGATATTGGCTGGTGAGCCAGATGTTGAAGCGTCTCTAAGAAGAAGTGCTTGTCGAGATGGCACTGTAACAGGGTATCGACCGTTGTCCTGTGGCTCAAGTGATAATACTGCTGTTATCCAGTGATTTAGGACGCTCAAAAAATGCAAATCCCATTGGTCACCAGCACCAGCAAGCGCAAGCGCAGCAGAAATGTTTGCTACATAATTGGCTGGTACAGCATCATAAGCTGGTTGAGCGGCTAATGCTACACCCTTGATTATGATATTTTCATTGAATCCCTGAGTCAGAGAAGTAGGAGCAACAATCAAGTTGCTTGAATACTTTTCTAAAAGACCCTCACGAATATACTTGCCTCTAATCTCTTTGTGCCATAATGACAACTGAGGTTGAACTCTGGCAAGAATCCTATAAGCTTCTTTATCATGCGCATCAATACCGTATGTTTCAGTATTAACAGCGTGTGATACATCATTGGAAAAGACTTCCTGTTCGATCAGACTTTGGTCTTTTTCTCTACCAAGCTGGTCTTGTCGTCCGGTTGTGCCAGAGCCAGAAAGATTTTCCAATAATCCCACTGTATGGCTGTTAGCCCCTGCTGCTAATGGGACGTTGGCAATGATACCATCAGGTAGCATCTTTTTGTCATCAGAGAAGGTTCCCTGGAAGTCTTGATAAAGGTCTCTTGTCAGTGATTCTGAACGAAGAAGGCTATCCCAAGACCGTTGTTGTAATATTGTTCCTGCAATTCTAAGCATTTTTTATACTCCTTTAAAACACAACCTCCCTGGTCTGGGGTGCACTCGAAGGAGAAAATTTATTTAGTATGCCTTTCAAGATTGCAATATCTTCTGGTGTAGAAGGTATTGGATGGTCAATTAACCATGCCTCTGCTTGCTGTTCTGTCATACCATCAATTCCTTCTGACGACTTCCCATATTCAGGAGAAAGTAGATTTGGTTTATTTTGGTTTCCAGCCACCTGCTCAACCACTTTTGTAGTTGCCTCAAGGACTGCTTGTTTGACAGGGTCAGGGATAATTCCATTATCTTTTTTATACTTGTAATAAGCGACATCAAGTTCTTGATACTTATCACCATTATTAGCAGAATCGTAACCAGGATTTCCACCATTACGTTTGTAACCAATAAGCTGAGTAACCGTTTTATAACTGCTCCAATCAGAATCATTAATTGCAAAGACATGGCCTTCGCCCTCTTTGCTCTTTCTAAATTCTGTATCAGTAAAGTATTTATCGACAGCCTCATTTTTTTGGATTTCAGTTGCACCAACTCCGGCCAATCCATCACGAAATCTGACATACGTCTTATCAATCGTTTCAATTGGAAGGGAGGAGCGAAGTTCTGGATTTTCACTCTGCAAGATGGAAATATCTGAATAGAGTAGTTTCTCTGTAGCCACGACCTTATCCTTTTGGATACTCTGAGCCTCGGTATTAGCATAAGTATTGAGCTTATTAGCCAATTCCCGATTCCATTTATCTTGTTTTGTGAGGTTATCATCCAGTGCATCTTCAATTTTCGGAGGTTCGGGTACTTTCATAGCATTGATGCTTTCCAGTTTAGCACTGGCATTATCAAGTCTCTGCTTTAAAGTATTATTCGCATCTTTCTCGGCTTTAAGCTTTCGCTTTAATTCCTGAGCATCTGCGCTTTCCTCTCCTTTTGGTTTAACTTCATTAGCATTCGTTACGGTAGTTTTTTGAGCCTGGATTTGATTCTGTGCCCCTTCCCCTTGAGAGTTTTCAGCAGCCAATTTAGTAGCAGCTTCTTCCTCAATGGTTGGTACACCTTCCTCATCCCCTTCAATGAACCTGTTATGAAATTCTGTTTTCTCTTCTGGTGACAAGGTCTCGAAATCGAGTTCCTCACTTACCAGCTTCCGCAGCCTTTCATTATCTAACAAATTCTCTGTTTTTAACTCTTCTCCTTTTTTCAATTCTCCATTTTTGGATTTATCTTCCGTTCCCATTTTTCTTCTTCCTCCGGGTCACAGTTTTATTACTGCCCTTTTTGGTGATTGTATTGCAGAGTAACAGAGTTTAACGTCTGCCTCTAAAATGCTAGAATAACATAATAATAAGTCGCAGAGAGGCCATCACTGCCTTATTCTAAAGAATGCTATCCCATGCTATTAAAATAACTCTATTTGGTAGCACGAATCAATATTTATTATTTATTTAATTGATTAATAGTCCTGACATCTGCTGGAACTGTCTGTCCGGGCTTAATATTCTTGCCTTCAACTGATAATCCACCACCTTCTGCGGGTGTTTCGCCGGGCTTACTCGGCCCTTCTGGGCCTGGAGCTCCACCACCGCCTGGCTGTTGAGGCGGCTGACTAAGCTGTTTAAGTTGCTGCTCAAACTGTGCTATTCCTACCATATTCTGTGATATTTCTGCACTAACACGAGTCTGTTGTAATTTCAAGAACTCTTCTGCTGCTGCTAATGCGCTCGCTACCTCTGAATCTGGAATATTTGGCAACACTGTAAGGGCTGCCATCTCAATTCTTGAGCGCAAAATAGGGTTCTGAAAGAAAGGCATTAATTCGACATATCTATTCAAAAGCTCTTCTCTAACCGAAACCCCACGTTTTGACTTTGAGATGATTACAGAATACCTCGGCAGATCGGAAAAGCTGTTGAATATTCTGCCATCCTGTGTAGGAATATTCATTATAATTGTTTTTCCGGTTTTAGGGTCTCTTACTTGTCTGGGCGCCCCTGAGTATAACTGTTTTGCTAGTAAAAACCACGCCTCACCAAATTCTTGTTCAAACTGTTCCAGCCCCCTCATCATTGGTTCAATGGAGATTATAGCCTGTGCCCTTTTTTGTCTGTTGAGTACGCCCGACTCACCAGACTTTCCCTCGCCACCTGATAATGCTGGTGTAACAGGCGAAACCTCTGAGACCATGTTGAAGGCTCTATCTGCGGAGGTATGCAGGTCATTGGGAATATTGTCTCTTGGTCGGGTTCCAATTCCTGACCTTCCTGTTGAAATTGTTCCATCTCTCACCTTAAAAGTTCCACCGGGAATATTCTTTTCATTAACGTATTTGTTAAATTCAGTCTCATTGGCAAAAAAGCTCTCTTCAACTAGTTCTGTGCCATTTGTAGCGGTATTCTGCCAGTGTGAAAAGGCCGATTCTCGCTTATTATATATCTCCTGTAAGTCGTTAAGCACATCAACGGCCCCTTGTGGAATCCCATTCGTATTTAAATAAGACCAAGTAAAAATAGGATATCTTCCGATCTGAACCTCATGATTACCATCAGCTAACTTTAAATTCATGGATAGCCCTGGGGACACAGTAGCAACTTTACATATTGCCGTTTTCCCTCTTAGTACTCTAAGGCTACTCCCCCTTAATTGCATCATTGCCGTTTGATTCTCAGGGGACATTTGAGGTAAAAAGTCTTGCGTTTCAAGGTCAAATAATTTATCGGTGGGAACCTGTTCAAGCCTCATTGTCTGAATAACCAAAAATCTATTATTTAGAATATCAACAAAATCAGGCAAATCAGAATAAAGAGTCTGGGACTTAATGCCATCCTCAAGGAACTCTTCTCTTGTGGAAATCGCCCGTCTCCATATCTCAATAGCGGCTTCAATCTCAGCGGTGCTTTTATTATAGACCAGTTTTATTTCTTCTGGATCCATCCAAGCCCATTGAACAATATGTTTATTGCTATTGATATTATCTGTATCCCAATCAGGGTCATACATAATCCGGTCATGGTTGATGTATCTATATCCAATTGCCCCCTGTGGGTCATTTCGATAATCAATGAGCATCTCTCCGCTTCCCCGCATGATTAATCCAGCACGTTTTTGCAGTTGTTTTGCCTTTTCCCAACCAGTACGGTTTTTGTCAGCAAGAAATAAAGCATTTAAATCAAGCACTACGTCATTTGGAAGGGCTCTTCCGGGAAGGAACTCTGTTTCTGTCTCGTTCTGTAATGCGTTTCCAAGTAGGGAGTTTACTTTCTGTTGTATGAAGTTTATTTGATGGGCGGGCCTTTTCTCTTCGAGAAGCTGTTGTAAATGCTCTGGGCTCCATTGCGAGCCGTCCACGCCAGAGTACATCCCCCAGTTTTTCGCCTCTCTCATTCTTGTGTGACGATTTCTTCTTAAATATGAGCGATACAGGTCAGCATAGAACTGAACAAAGTTATTACCCTCTGGAACTTCGGTATTGTGAAATGCCATTACTTATCGTTTTTCTTTAAACTTTCAATTAGATGTTTAAGTTGCGCCTCTATGATTTCCTCTGCTTCCTCAACGGTTTTCGCGACAAACAGCTTTTCCATTACATGAATTTTAAAGCCATTTTGTGCCAATACTATTACAATTTTTGCATCAGGGCCGTATTCATTATCAGGAACCTCCCTTGCTAAAACCCCAATAGGCTTTTTGAATAAAAGATTTTTGTCGCTCATTTTGGCCCTCTCTTTACAATACGGACTGGTTTAGCACTAAGCATAACTACTCCTTATTGATTAACGGCTTTTGAATTGAAACTTCCAGTGGACTTGACACCAGTTTTGTTCTGGTTTGTCGTGCTAGATAGCACGGCATCTACAGGACTCTTGGCGGGGTCATTTGATATTTGCCTATCTGCAAAGTTACCACCATTTGTGGACGAAAAGTTGTTTTGTACGTTCTTTATCATTTTTTTTACCTCATTTATGTTTAAACCAATTCTCTAACCCACCAATCAAAGCCCCGAATAATGCGGTTCCCACAGAAATTGCCACATCCTGACTCACGCCAGCACCAGCTATTCCAGAGATAATTCCGGCTTTTAATGCTTTTTTAGCTACTTTTAACCAGTCCATTATTAACCTCGCTTTTTGGTGGTATGAACCCCCTAATTTTAACATCCTGTCCGGTAGCGTTACTCAAATATTCTCCGAGTTCGTCAAGGGTAAGGGGGTTTCGCGTACTCCCCTTTTCCCCATCTTTTACCAGGCATTCAGCTTCCATTAATCCAGTACAATTAATAAATTTCGGTTAGCACCGTTAATAGTAATCGCAAGAAATCCAGCACCAGCTATAGCACCAGTTACGATTGCTTTTGTCGCTGTTGGAGTTGTGAGTGCTGCGGAGTTAATATCTCCGAAATCAACTTTGGTTGGCGTATCGGTATCACTACCTATTTTGGGATAAACAGCATTAAGTTTTGCCATGATTATTTTTCCTTATTCAAGCGGATTTTA